TATTCTTAGATTAGTTTTACCCGACCAGCCAGCGGGATTAAGAAACATAAACCATCCATATTTGGGGGATTGTCTGGCTGGCATGAACCCGATATGGATTTTTTAATTTATGACATACGAAGAGTTTATTGCCCGAAAAAAACGAACCATTAATGAATCTGGTTTTCATATTGAAATATCAGAACTTAATTCAAAACTATTCCCTTTTCAGGCGTTTTGTGTACAGACTGCTTTAAGAAAAGGCAAATTTGCATTCTTTGAGGATTGCGGATTAGGTAAGACATTCCAGCAGTTAGAGTTTGCTTATCAGGTAACTAAAAAGACTGGATGTAAGGCGTTATTATTAGCACCTTTGGCAGTTGTAGGGCAGACTATAAAAGAGGCATCACGATTCGGATATTCACTTGTAGAATATGATTCTAAAAGTCCTATGCAAATTGCAAACTATGAACAGTTAAACAATATTGATTGCTCATTATTTGATTGCATTGTTCTTGATGAAAGCTCAATCATTAAAAATTTTGATGGAGCAACCAGAAAGCTGATAATAGATCAGTTTGCAAATACATCTTATAAATTAGCTTGTACGGCAACCCCATCACCAAATGACCCGATGGAATTAGGGAATCATTCAGAGTTCCTAAATATTATGTCTTATAATGAAATGCTTGCAATGTACTTTGTTCATGATGGCGGAGATACGGCAAAATGGAGGCTTAAAGGACACGCAAAAGAACGATTTTATGAATGGGTTTCTGAATGGGCTATCATGTTATCAAAGCCGGATAATATAGGCTTTAAAATGCCCGGATATGCTTTGCCTGAATTAAAACTAATTGAGCATAAAGTAAAAACAGATGACCGGGATAATGGTCAGTTATTCAATGATGTTGCCGTTTCTGCAACTAATTTTAATACCGAATTAAGATTAACAAAGATTGAAAGACTTTCACAGGCTGCCGATATTGTCAATAATTCAACTGAAAATTTTATCATTTGGATTAAGCAAAATGAGGAAGGAGAATATTTAAAGAAATTAATTCCTGATTCAATCGAGGTTAAAGGATCTGATACGAACGAATTTAAAAAGTCAAAACTATTAGGATTTGCAAATAATGATTTTCGGGTATTGATAACTAAAACCAAAATAGCGGCTATGGGTATGAATTACCAAAACTGCCATAATCAGATTTTCGCTTCATTGGACTTTTCATTTGAAGGCTTATATCAGGGCATAAGACGTTCATACCGATTCGGTCAGGAACATCCGGTAAATATTTACCTTATTACAACCGATACAATGACTAATGTAATTCAATCAATCAGAACCAAACAAAAACAATTTGAACACATGCAAGAATCAATGAGTAAAGCAGTAATGAAAAATATAAAATCAGAATCAAAAACGGAAATTATCCGGGAAGTTAAGACTGAAAAATCAGCAAACTTTGAATTATTCTTAGGGGATAGCGTTCAAACAATTAAGAACATTCCAGATGAAAGTATTGGGTTTTCGATATTTTCCCCTCCGTTTGCAGAACTTTATACCTATTCCTCAGAACTTGAAGATATGGGTAATTCAAAAGATTACAATGAGTTCTTATTTGCTTTTAACTTTTTGGTAAAAGACATATTTCGCATTTTATGGTCTGGCAGGAATGTTGCCGTTCATTGCATGGACTTACCTATTCAAAAAGGCAAAGAGGGGTATATCGGGTTACGTGACTTTTCAGGCATGATATTAAAAGCGTTCACAGATGCCGGGTTTATTTATCATAGCCGGGTTACATTATGGAAAAATCCAGTAACTGAAATGACAAGAACTAAGGCATTAGGGTTGCTTCATAAGCAAATTAAAAAAGATGCTTCAATGTCAAGAGTTGGAATACCTGATTATTTAATGGTATTTAGAAAGCCTGGGGAACATTTGCATCCTGTTATTCATCAAGATACAGACCCTGCAAAACCTGGTTATTTACCTGTTGATATGTGGCAGAAAATAGCATCTCCAGTTTGGATGGATATTGATTATGGCAATACTTTAAATCTAAAAGGAGCAAGGGATGAAAAGGATGAAAAGCATATTTGCCCTTTACAACTTGATACGATTGAAAGATCATTACATTTATGGACAAATAAAGGTGATACTATTTACACGCCTTTTGCTGGCATTGGTTCGGAGTTATTTCAGGCTATCAAAATGGGGCGAAAAGCTAAGGGCGGAGAGTTGAAAACATCTTACTTTAATTTGGCAGTCCGTAATTGTCAAAATGCAGAGATTGGTAAGAATCAGACTTTGTTGTTTTCGTAATGACACTTAAACGCATCAAAACCAACGGACAAGGCGATGCGGTCAACAATCCTGAAATCCGCTCAAAGCCCAAACCTAAACCATACCGAGAACCTGATTGGTTACGAAAATACAGATTAGACCGGGAGCGGTGGTTCTGGCAAAAGTACCCGGAGCAAAGGGCATGGATTGAGGAGTTTGTGGCGGAGATGAAGAGAAATTGGGAAATTCAAGATAAAAGGAAATGAATAAAGTAAAAAACATCATAATATTTGTACAATTTGAAGATGATAAAATTCATCAGGTATTGTCAAGTATGGAAAATAAAAGAAAAGCCATTCACTTAATTGCAGATTTAGATACAACTTTGCGGATTAGAGAAATACCTGAGACGTTTGAAATTGAATCATTATGAAAATAGACTACACAGACCCAATGAGTATGTTCCGCTCCGGCAAGACCGCAAAGGTGGTAACCGAGCAGGAACTCGCAGAACAGAAGGCTAAAAGAGAACAATCGCACCAACTCGAATTTTGCAAGTGGATTAAACATACCTATCCTGAAATCCGATTCAGGTCCGATATGCAGGCAGGAACCAAAAAGTCTTACGGACTGCAAAATACTATGGACATTTTAGACCCGTTCTCTGGATGGCCGGATGTGTCGATATGGGTTGCACGATCTAATTACTGCGGTCTGATGATTGAGATGAAGCGAGAAAACTCAGGGGCTATATTAAAGGATGGCTCACTATCTAAAGGTAAGCACGTACAGAATCAGCACCAGGTTCATGAGTTTTTGCGTGGATTGGGTTGGAAAGTGGAGATAGCCGAAGGGTGCGAAGAGGCGAAGAAAGTATTGGAAAGTTATTTGAAATCTTAATATTTATTAATATATTGCAGCATGGTTGAAAACATAAAAGATCAGGTTAAGGCATCTGGCCTTAGCCAAAAAAGCATAGCAAAGCGAATAGGTATTTCTAAGGAATATTTAAACATGATGCTAAACGGAAAACAGGACTTACCAGATAAGTACAAAATTGAAATACTTTCTTTGTTAAAAAAAGTTAGTTGAATTTGTTGGCTTAATACATTTTAAATAAAGTTAAAAACATGGCAAAATTAGGTTATACATGGTATCCAAAAGACTTTGCATCCGACCCAGATGTAATGCTTATGACAGCAGCAGAAAGAGGTATTTACCGGGATTTAATTGATCTTGCATACCAAACAAATAATTGCATTAAATATTCACTTGAAGCCTTAACTCGATACACAAACGGCGATATTGAAGACATAAAAAACGTGCTAAAATTGAAAGGAGAAAATAAGAATGGAATTTGGAAAATACCGTCTTGCGATAAGCGTTTACTAATAATTAAGCGCAATTACGAAAACGGAAGTAAGCCAAAACGAAGCCAAACTATAAGCCAAATTGAAGCCAAAAAACAAAAAACGGCAAGCCAAAAGCCGAAGCAAATAGAAATAGAAACAAATACTAAAGTATTTGTTAAGAAAGGACATCCGCTTTTTGCTTACCCCGTTGGGGACGCAATGCGGATGCGATACGAAACTGATCCAGAATTTAGAAAACGCTATGACCTTGATTGTAACTTTCCATTATGATAAAGAAATTTGCACAGATTGAGAAAGAACTCGAAGTATTAAGAGTTGAAGGTATTCAGCGCGGGAACGATACGGGGTTTAAATGCTTGGATGAATTATACTCAATCAAACCGGGTTCTTTTACTTTCGTGCTTGGGCCTCCTCACTCAGGTAAAACAGAATTTTGCTTTGAGTTGCTTTTTAATCAGGCCGAAAAATACGGACGCAAAAGTTTAATCTATTCACCTGAAACCGGAAGCGTTGAACAAATCTATGCTGAGTTAATCCATAAGCGATGCGGAAAGCAAATATTTAAAGCTATGCCGGGTCATGTAACTGACAAAGAATATTATTCAGCTATAAATTGGATTGATGAATACTTTGATGTTATTGATAGCAATGAGAAATCATATTCGCTTGATGAAATTTACGGATTATGTGATAAGAACGATTTAATCTTTGCCGATCCGTACAACGAACTTACCCACGATATGAGCAAATTTGGAACAAGACAAGATTTATATATTGAGGATTTAATCGGAAATATGAGGCGGTTTGTAAGCAAAAATAAAAAGCACGTAATTTTAGCATTGCATCCAACGGTACAAGAAATGAGTGAGGATAAAGACACAAAGAAAAAATACTACGGAATGGCAACCGCAAGACAGGCAGCCGGGGGGCAATCATTATTCCGTAAAGCTATGGGATGGATAAACATTTGGAGACCTCCGATATTTCTTAGGCAGGATGGCGTAGCTTACAAAGATAATGAGGTAATTGTAAATATTGAGAAAGCTAAACCAAAAGGGTCTGCAAATCGTGGAACGACTTCATTATTCTTTGATTGGAAGCGTAACCGATACTATGAGGAAATAAACGGTAATCAGCGTTTTGCCTTTGAGCATGAAAAAGGTGAAAACGTAGTGATGCCGAGAGACTTTACTTTACCATTATCAACTGAGTTTGGAGAGGAGGAACAATTTTGAGTAAGTTTATAAGCCATTATGAGGCAAACGCAAAAGAACTGCTTTCAGCTATGAATGCTGAGGTAGGTTTAACGTTCGCATGGTTGGAGGATACATTATACCCATCAATAAATTTGATGCGCTTAAAAAGCCTTATTTACGATATTCAAACTGATGTTAAATTGTTTGAGGATAAGAACGGTAAAAGCGATCATACTAAAAAATCACTTGACCGGGCAAATGAAATGATTGAACTTGCAGACAAATTGGATAAAATAGCAAATCAAAATAATACTGCTCAGTTATTAATAAGGCATAACCAATTAAAAATGAGTGAGTTAATTAAAGAAAACAATCAATTAAAAACAGAACTTAAAGCAATTAATCAGGCATGGAATCAGACAGAGACTTAAAATATGTGTTCAATAAGCTGGATGCTATTAAACCAAGCGAGGTGATAATTATTAAGGATTTTGCTAATGACAGGGTTGATACTTTTATATCCTGCTCCAAAATTTATCACGACACTCACCACAACATAACATTCAATAACTCGTACACTAAGATTAGGAAAGATGAAAGAATTAACTAAAATACACCCGATAAGACAGGCAGAATTAGACAGGGCGAAATTTAGAATGGAACATAAACACCGATTTACTGTATTGGCAGTATTTGAAGATGTAAAGCCCTGTAAAAGATGCGAAGACCCATATTGTATTAATAACTTGCCACACTATGAAGAATGGAATAGCTTAATGCGGGTAGTACAAAAAGCAGCTGAAATAATTAAATATCAATACCCACACAAAGTTTTTTTACTGACTACTCTAAATATTTATTCTGATTGGGGTACGGTATTGCAAGCTCTTATTGATTTTATAGTATTTCACAAATCAAATTTAACACCCCCACAAAGGATGGGAGATAAGGAAGGATGACCGATTTTGACATTACAGGAATAATTGTATAACTTTGAGATCATGACAAAATCCTCGATACTTACTGAGATATACCAATCGAAAGAAGTCGAGGCAATAATACGCTCAATTAAGCCAAAGGGTTTACAGGATGATATTAAGCAGCACTGTTTTTTGGAACTGTTTGAAAAGCCAGAGGAGTTTATTTTAGATCTGTACAACCGGGGGAAGCTAAGGCATTACATTGTAAAGGTTCTGTACAATACTTCGAGATGGTCATGTACTACACTTCATAAGCAGTTGGGAAAAGAATTATTACTAACGGATTTAGAAAATAATTATTACAATACAGAGACGGGAATATCTGGCAAAGTTGAGGGTAAATATTTAGAGCACAAAGAATTTATCCAGCATCAAGAAAATCCAGAATACGAAGAAATAAACATCGAACCTGTTCTAAAATCTGTTTATTGGTACAAAGCAAATTTAATCAGATTATATGCTGAGTATGGGACTTATCAAAAAGTAAGCGACTTAACCGGTATTCCTTTAAAATCGGTATTCACAACTATAAGAGATGCCCGAATAGAAATCAAACAAAAGTATTATGAAAGTAGAGAGCATTAAATACCTTCAAGATAATATCTATCTTTGGGAAGCACGGAAGCAAGGCGTATGTAAACACCTTAGCGAAAATCAGGCCAAACGATTAAATGAGATTTCCGGAGAGATTAAGGCTGGGACTACATTTCAGTTAAGAGATTGTCAGTCCTGCCATGATGCTATGGTTTTATTTGTGTACAAACATTATGAAGCAGGATTGAAACGTAAAGCGAAGAGAGATGGCAAAGCATAAATACATAGAATCCCCTGAAAAGCTATGGGAGTATTTTCAAGCGTACAAAGCTGATATAAAGTCAAGACCATTCAAAGTAAAGGACTGGGTAGGCAAGGATGGTGATCAGATAGAACGTGAAAAAGAACGCCCTTTAACTATTGAAGGATTTGAAAACTATTGCTTTGAACATAATATTATATCGGATTTGGGCAAGTATTTTGCTAATTCTGATAATGCTTACTCTGAATTTCGTACTATCTGTTCACGTATAAGGCAAGTTATTAGACAAGATCAGATTGAGGGAGGTATGGCAGGGATGTATAATCCATCTATCACTCAGCGACTTAATGGATTAACTGATAAGACTGAATCCACAGTAGAAGTGAAAAGCTACGATGTATCATTGAAACTATAAACCGCCTTTAAATATACGTGAATACAGTATGCTCACCGTACAGATAAAACCTAAACAAGCATGGAAAAAATCAATAGTGATCAAAAGAAAATATACTTAGTAATCTACCCTGATGGAGAGGAAAAGAAATTTACTTTTCCTAATGATGTTAAGTTATACGCAACGGATAGAGGCGTATCATTAATAGGGCGTGATCCAAATAATACTTTTTATGATTCAATGACCTTTGCCGTAATTGGAACAAACTGCTCAATAATTCATATAGGCTATACGCCAACAAAAGAAAAACCGTGTGATGACAGCTTCTTATGGGTGGGTACATATTAAACCAACAGATGAAGAAAAAAGATGCCTACCATAACCTACCAACGCCCCTTCATCTATCCGTATCAAAAAGCCATACTTGATAGCCTTGCACGATACACGGTATGCGAAGCAGCCACAAAGGTTGGCAAGACTGCATCCCATATCATTTGGCTATTTGAACAGGCTTTGCAATGCAAGGAAGGTCAGTCTGTTTGGTGGGTCGCTCCATCCGTTACTCAGGCAAAGATAGCATATGACCGTATGAAGCTGCAGATTACCAATAAAGATTTATTCCGTTCCAATGAAACCAATCGAACCATAACATTAATCACGGGTGGCAAACTTGAATTTAAGACCGCAGAGAACCCGGATGCTCTTTATGGTGATGATGTATATGCAGCCGTATTTGATGAGTTTACAAGGGCAAGAGAAGAAGCGTGGTTCGCATTACGTTCAACACTAACAAGCACCGGAGCCAAGTGTAAATTTATAGGGAACGTAAAAGGCAAAAAGAATTGGGGGTATCGTTTAGGGCAGAGAGCAAAAGCCGGAGAAGTAGGCTATGAGTATTTTAAGATCACTGCCTATGATGCGGCAGATTGCGGAATGATGACAAAGGATGGCAGGCCGTTTGCAGAAGAGATTGAAGAGGCTAAACGGGATCTGCCAGAAAATGTATTCA